GGAACCGGAACCCTTGAATGGTTGTGATCAACCCGCTGGCAACGCACTGCAAGCACAGGCCCGCACCCGCGGCTTACCGACGGCGAGAACCGCTTTTTTTAACTTGATCGAAAGGATCAACAAATGGCTATCAATTTGTCTACAGCCTTTGTAACCCTGTTCGACGCGGAAGTTAAGCAGGCATATCAGGCATCTGCCGTTCTACGTCCTGCAATTCGCGTTCGCTCCGGTGTTGAGGGCTCTACCTACAAGTTTCCCAAGATTGGCAAAGGCGTTGCGCAAGTTCGCGTACCGCAAGCTGATGTTACGCCGCTGAACGTCACTTATGGTCAAGTGACTGTTACTTTGTCTGATTTTATAGCAGCTGAGTACAGCGACATTTTCATGCAAGCTAAAGTTAACTTTGATGAGCGTCGTGAGCTTGTCCAGGTTGTGTCTAATGCCATTGGCCGTCGCCAAGATCAAATTGTTCTTGACGCACTGTCAACGTCTGGCACCGCCCTAACCGTTCCTTCTAGCATCGGTGGCGCTAACACTAACTTGAACGTGGCCAAGTTGCGCGAAGCCGCATCAAAGCTAAATACCAAAAACGTGCCAATGAGCGATCGTCACATTGTCATCCACGCCAACAACCTTGCATCTCTGTTGGCAGAGACTGCCGTGACTAGCTCTGACTTCAACACGGTCAAAGCCTTAGTACAAGGCGAAATTGATACGTTTATGGGCTTTAAGTTCCACTGCCTTGGTGACCGCGATGAGGGTGGCCTAGCTATTACCTCTGGCGACCGCAAGGTCTACGCGTTCCACAAGGATGCAATCGGAATGGCCGAAGGCATTGCTCCCAAGACCGAGGTTAACTACATACCTGAGAAGACCAGTTTCTTGGTCGCCTCGATGTTCTCGGCTGGCGCGACCGCCATCGACGCTGAAGGCATCGTGGAAATCACTTGCGACGAAAACGGTGCATAGGAGATAAACCATGGCATTTTCAGCAACTGGTTGGGCAACCGTAGTGGCCTCTAAGCGTGGTCAAGCCCCTTCAATTTACGCTTACAAAACGACCGACACTATTGCGACGGTCAACACCGAGGGCTATTTCAACACGCTCTCAAACACCCTTGAGGTAGGCGATTTAATTTATTGCGTAACTTCAACGGGATCTACTGCTGTTTGTACTCTTACCCAAGTTCTGAGCAACAGCTCAAACGTGGTTGACGTGGCTGACGGAACAACACTGTCAGCAACCGACAGCGATTAACTGTCGGGGTAGCAAACAAGGGCTGACAACTGTGATCCAGGGGTCAGCCCTTTCTTACATAAGAGGTTGAAATGGCTGCAGGCGATACCGGAGTTTCAATCTGTTCAGACGCGCTTATTTTATTGGGCGCTAAACCAATTTCGTCTTTTAACGACGGCACAGACGAATCGAATACCTGCGACCGACTCTACTCAGACGTGCGCGACATGACGCTGTCTATGTACCCGTGGAGTTTTGCCTACAAAAAGGTGCAGCTTGCACAGCTTATTACCACGCCGACAACGGAGTGGTTATACGAATACCAACTGCCTGGCGATCGCCTGGGCAACCCTCGGGCCGCGTACACCTCGAGCGTAGCCAACTCTCGCCCGATCAAAGAGTGGGAAATCATTGGTGACAAGCTGATGACCAACGAAACCACGATTTACGTTGACTATCCCTACCAAACGGCTGAGTTTGCCATGCCTCAGTATTTTGTGCAGCTGCTGAAATACATGATGGCCTGGCACCTGGCCTACCCCATCACCGAGCAACAAGACAAGGCCAGCTACTGGCAAGGCGTTGCAATTGGCGCGCCGTCTGAAAACGGCCGCGGCGGCTACTTTAGACAGGCTACAAACATGGATTCATTTGGTCAGCCGTCGCAGGTAATTGATGACTTTAGCTTAATTGCTGTGAGGTACTGATGGCGCGTTTTGTCGACTTTCAGACTAACTTTGTTACCGGAGAGCTTGACCCGCTGCTGCGTGCGCGTATTGACTTGCAGCAGTATCAGAACGCCTTGGCTAAAGCCACAAATGTGGTAATCCAGCCCCAAGGCGGTATGCGCCGGCGCCCAGGACTCAAACACATTCTTGAACTGCCAAACACCTCAACGCCGTCAGCAGGCAACGGTGTACGGCTAATTAATTTTGAGTTTAGCGTAGACGACAGCTATATGCTGATATTTACGCATCAAAGAATGTATGTAGTTAAGGATGGCGTGCATATTACAAACATCAACGGCTCTGCCGACCCGTACTTAACGACTTCAATTACAAGCGCAATGTTGGATTATCTCAACTGGACGCAGTCAGCTGACACTATGATTTTAGTGCATCCAGACCTAGCGCCTACCAAGTTGGTGCGCGGTGCCAATGATGCAAGCTGGACAATTAGCACAATTAGCTTTGATTCAATTCCAAAGTATGCGTTTACTCTAACTGTTAGCAATCCAGCCGCAACAATTACGCCTGACAAAGTTTCAGGCAACGTAACGCTAACAGCTTCGGCGTCTGTATTTTTGTCAACTCACGTTAACCAATACATAAACGCAAACCCTCAAGGCCGCCTAAAAATTGTCGAGTATGTTTCTGGCACAGTTGTAAAAGGCGTGACTGAGTACCCGTTTTTTAGCACATCTACAATCGCCGCTAGCAGCTGGGAACTTGAAGCGGGGTACGAGGACGTCTGGAGTTCAGGTAGAGGCTGGCCAAGGTCGGTGACGTTCCATGAGGGCCGACTTTACTTTGGTGGCTCTAAAAGCAGGCCTTCGACTGTGTGGGGGTCAAAGGTTGGGTTGTTTTTTGATTTTTTTGCAACCGAGTTTTTAGACGACGATGCCATTGAGGCAACGCTGGATACCAACCAGCTAAACATTATTGTCGACATGATTTCGGGTCGCGACTTGCAAGTCTTTACAACTGGCGGCGAATTTTTTGTTCCGCAGACCGGAACTGATCCCATTACGCCGCTATCAATTACTTTTAAAAACGTATCAAAAAACGGCACCAAACCTGGCACGCGTGTTGAATCACTAGAAAGCGGCACGGTGTTTGTACAGCGTCAGGGCAAGGCGCTTAACGAGTTTTTGTTTTCAGACACGCAGCTTACTTATGTGACCTCACGAATTACGTTACTGTCTGGCCATCTTTTAAAGTCGCCAAAGCGGATTGCGCTGCGCCGGGCAACCTCAACAGACGAGGGTGACCTGCTAATGGTTACTAATTCGTCAGACGGCTCGATGGCTGTGTTTTCAGTTATGCGCAGCCAGCAGGTAGTGGCGCCTAGCGAGTACACAACTGACGGCGAGTTCTTAGACGTGCAAACAGACGTAACCGATATCTATGTTGTCACTAAGCGAGTTTTTAATAGCACAACCAGATTCTTTGTAGAGCTCTTTCAAGACACGCTCTACACCGACTGTGCGTTTATTGGCGGCGCAGCTGCGTCTGCATCTAGCCTTCCCCACGTTGGCAAAACGCTTAACGTGATTACCGACGGCGTGCCGCAGGGTAACGAAACGGTATCGGGTGGCGGGTCGGTGACGTTTGATCGACCCTCGACCAGCTCTTACGAAGTAGGTCTACCCTACACTGTTTTTGCTAAAACTATGCCTATTGATCTGAACCTTCAAACCGGCACGCGTTTAGGATTTAAAAAGCGGATTGTGCAAGTTAACGCTGTGGTAGAAAACTCTCAGCATCTAAACATTAACAATCAGCCGGTGCCGTTCCAGAATTTTGACAACCCGCTGCTCGACATTGCCATTCCAGTATTTACCGGCATTAAACGCTTAGATGGCGTGCGTGGCTACAGTAAAGAGCAGGCCATTGAAGTTTCACAGAACCTGCCGCTTAAAATGACTTTACTTGGTCTTGAGTGCAAAGTGGCCGTGCATCAAGGAACATAGACATGGCAGACATTGGAATGGCAACACCAGCGACAACCGTAAACCCTGCCGGATATGGCGGGGGTATGAGCGGTGTAGATATATTAAAAGCTAGCACACAAATTTTAAATACAGCTGTTGGTACATATTCACCATACGCGCAACTGTCGCT